AGAATTAGAACGGGAGGAAGAAGAGTATCATAAAGAAACACTACGTCTCGAACTTATGGAACCTTCTGAAGTACAAAGACCCTGCTACTATCTTGAGAAACATCATATTACTCAGGAAGCGCGTAGAGTCAACTACAAGAAGATCCTACAAATTCAAGACATGCTTCGATACGAAACTTCCCAACTCGCCGATACCTTCCGAAACGCCATGAAGGATACCGAAGCTCGCAAAGCTAAGGTACTCCCCATTTTAGGATCAGATGGCAAAATTCGTATGGCGACAATTCATTCTGCATCGGTTGTATGGCAAGCGCGAGCGATGACACGATTTCTCATGCCCTATCTTAAGAAACTCACGCAAACGAAGGTTGCCCTTCGAAACCGTCCACTAGAACTTATAAACGAATATATTCAGCCCGACGATCTTCTCGTATTCTCAGCAGATCTATCAAAGTCTACCGATCCGATTTCAATTGATCTAGCTCGTTTCGTACTTAATCGAATTACGAGTCACATTGGTAAACCTGACTGGTGGGATGAAGCGATGGACAACGTCATAACCGATCATTCGCTCGTCGATGACCCAGAGCAACGTCGTATACAGTGCGGAGCGTTAATGGGCTTAGGACCGTCTTGGACGATCCTTTGCGTTCTTAACGCATTCGCCGCTGCAGACGCCGGAGCTCGTAAAGCGGATCACGCGATTTGCGGAGATGATCTGATCGGATTGTGGGATCGCTGTACCATCCGTAATTACCAGCAGAATATTCGTGACCTACGATTGGAAAATAATATGCGTAAATCCTACATCTCGCCTAACTTCGGCGTATTTTGCGAACGTTTCGTAGAGGTGACAAACCGTAAACAAGGCATAGCACGGGGTCCTTCCATAGTAAGAATTGGGGAAGCGACCGGTATCCGGACAATCGAACAAAAGAAAGGTCGATTGCTCACAGATCCACTCATCAAGATAAGCAAGGACGGTAAAGTCCACAAACTTATCAGAGCCTGTGCGCTACGTACGGTCAAAACTCTGTCACCTGCGTTCGACACCCCTGGTACATTATCCCAGGGCGGAGGAGGTTCTACTATACCTCTGGATATCATCACCGTTTTCGCTTACGCAAAACACGGTCCGATCCAACAACAAGTCTCCGAGTCGGATGATCGTCTAAAACAATTACGAAACATCCTACGCAATGCGCCCGTCTGTCAATCTTCTCGCGTTACTGCGGAAGACACTATGATAGAGGCCAAGAGTCATTTAGAACTTCTCCGTAAAGAGAGGTACTCGACTCCTGCCACGGAGGCAAAGTTAGTGCGATATAATGTGATGAGGACGCAAATTAAACGAAGACGAGAAGAGCAAATATCCCTTTTCGAGCGATCGAAAGTTAGTCCGACCAGATACTTCGAAAAACTCCTAAAATCACACCCTCAAAAAGGGGAAGAAGTCTACGTCAAGGTATCTAAAGATCTCAGAAGAAAAGCACTGGGTTATTTCAGAAAAGGGCAATTACACACTTGCATGAGGGTTCTACAGAACTCCTGGAAATGCGACATTACTCCTGAATCTGCCCAAAGTGCGATCCAAAGGATCCTTCCTAATTACGTCAAAGCGCCAACAATATTTTTACAGCCCGCCGTTATGCGGGATTCAAGACTCGGTCTATAGACCAGGGTCT